AGCTAAGAGTACAAATACAAGAAAAGCCTCAAATATAAAAGAATATTTAAAAAAGGAAAAAGAAATTGTTAAATCGCAACTGCCTGAAACTGAGGGGACGGGAGATCTTGATTATAAAGAATGGTCAGACATGCCTATTAGCGGTGAAGTACGATTAAATGCTAAAGGAATGAGGCTGTTAAGTATTAAGGAACAGAAACAGTATATAAGAAAAATGAAGGATTTGTATGGTATAGAAGTGCAGATTGATAGAAACGGAAAAATTTTATCACCAACTCAGGCAGGTGGTTTTCATCCCGAAGATTATTATATTGTACTACAAGGAAATCCTAGTATTTTAGCAGCTGAACATGAAGCATATCATGTTGCTCAATGGAATAAACTTGGCAAAGAAAAATATCTCGAGCAAAGCACTTTACAGAGAGAAGAACATGTTTATAATGAAATTATGAAAAATAAAAGTAGATATAGTGATGCTGAGATTCTAGAGGCACAAAAATATATATATTATGTAAGAAATGGTCAATGGCCACTTCAAGGTTGGAAAGGTTTTGAAGAGTGATGGAGGTAGAGTAGTGAAAACAAATATATCAGCAGAACAAGCATTACAAATTGCTAAAACTTATCATAAACAATATAAAATTCCAGGTATTATTGTAAATGACATAAATAAATCGGTAGTATTCTATGAAAGTATTATGGATATTGACGGCTTTGCTTGGGTGGTATTATCGAAATTAGAGTCAGGTGGGTTTGAAGGTAATGATCACTTTTCTTTAGTTATTTCTGATAGGAAGTCTACTGTAGAGTATGTTCTGGATCATAACGGGATGTCACATGCATATCATCTAGACAATTATGATGACAGTATGACTGATGAAGAATTTGAGGCTTATCTAAAGGATGATAGTGATGTCTAAGATTCAAAGGAATTATTTACTTTCGACAAACGAGTATTTGCTGCTTGTCAGACGTTTCTTTATGTTTAGTCGCAATTTTAAGGTCTTTCAATAATTTAAAGCAAATTTAAGTTACAATCCGACAGAAGAGGGCAACATAAAATCAACAACGCCACATTGCGAGCTAGCCGCCCGTGATGTGGTCTTCTTTGTTTCTGTCACTGTCTCAGCGGTTGATGAATAGAACCCACCCAGTGCGGAATGCATCGGGTGGCTAAGCTCAGGCAGACTTAACCCATGTAATACCCGTATAAAGATTTCTTCATTTCGGTTGTACGCACATCAAATGCTTTAATTTTATAACCTAAATAACGCTATTCCGTTACGTTGAACGGGTTGATTATGGTCAGATACCACCATGATTGACCTGTTTTTTGTTATCCTTATTACTTAAATAGGGTATTTTTACCGATATTTAAATCTACATATAAACCCAAAATTCTCTTAATGAAAAATATATTTTTAAAGATAATTCAACATCTCACTACACAAAACAATGACTTGCCATCCCTCCCCATCAGAGTTAACATACACACACTTCAACCACGGGAGGGAAATACGCTATGTCAAATTGGCCAGATTGGTTTCTGGAAGCATTACGCCAACGATTTTATCAATTAGAACTTGCCAGTGAACAACAGGCTTCATGTTCATCAGAGGACAAAAATCTATTCACTCAAATGGATCAATTCAAAATGAACCAAAACGAAGATATTCAGCAACTGCTATCCGAATGGGAAGAAGCCATAGGCTATCAGTTAAGTCAGGACAAACAATCCATTTATACGGAAGGGGTAAAAGACGGGATGCGATTGATTCTTCCCGTCATGCAATCCACAAATATTCGTTAGCCCATTGATGGTTTTAGTCTATGAATTTCGTTAGTCCAATATTTCATCCATGCTCATTCCACTTTTCAAGGTAAAAACAAAATGCGCTGGTGAGAGAATCGTGATCTTCTCCACCAACGCATTAAATAGGTTATCATCAAATTGTTCCAATATGTCTTTCCGCGAGCTTAAAATTTGTATGATTTCATCGACGCGTTCTTTGATTTTCTCATTCTGATCCTCTTCCTCCTCCAGTGTAAGCTTCTGTTGTCGTAGCTCGTTGAGTTCATTGGAAAGTCTGTTCGTTTCTTCATTATAAACCGTCTCATCAATTTGATTCCGTAGCTTGAGATTCACTAATTCCTTCAAGTCGGATTTCAATTGTTGCATCTTTCCTTCAATGTCCAATAGCGCTTCTTGCCCTACTTTGCTGGAAAGCACCGATTCAATATTCCCTTTCAACGTCTTCATGAATTCTTTCTTGCTCTCATACATCCGGTTGAACAACCGCACAAACGCGGAATGTAAAATTTGTTCATCAACCGATTTGGCATCACAGGCTGCTTTTCCTTCGTTGACATACGTTTTGCATTGCCATACGACCTTCTTGGATAGATTATTACTGTTCCAGGTTCGGCGTTTAAAAATAGCTCCGCAGCATCCACAATATACCTTGCTACTGAGTGCATATTTACTGGAGTATCTTTTACTCTCTCCCATCACACTCCCTTTCAGCTTGGCTCTCCGTTCCTTTTCCTTTTGCACCGCTTCAAATAGTTCCTTGGATACAATCGGCTCATGGTTGTTCTCAATTAAATATTGCTGCTCTTGTCCTTTATTCCTTATTCGTTTGTGGGTTAGAAAATCTACCGTTACCGTCTTTTGTTGTAGTAAAGCTCCGTAATATTTCTCATTGGTCAGAATTAAGGTAATGGAGGAATCCCACCAAGTATCGCCACCCGTGACTGTTTTAATGTGATCTCGCATCAATCCTCTAGCTATCGCCTGATAGCTTTTGCCATCCAAATATTCCTCGTATATGCGCCGCACAATCTCGGCTTCCTTCTCGTTAATGACCAGTTCACCCTGCTCGTCCTTATCGTAGCCGAGGAAGCGAGTCGTGTTGCAGAAGACTTTGCCGTTCTGGAAGCCACGTAATATGCCCCATCGACTGTTTTCAGAAATGTTTCGGCTCTCGTCTTGTGCAAGAGAACTCAGGATAGTCAGCAATACTTCCCCTGTGGTATCCAGTGTATTAATGTTCTCTCGTTCAAAGAATACAGCAACTCCGAGACTTTTCAGCTCCCTTACATATTTCAATAAATCCAGTGTATTCCTAGCAAATCTCGAAATAGATTTCACCAGTATGAGATCTAGTTTACCGTTTCGGGCATCCTGTATCATGCGATTAAAGTGTGTTCTATTTTTAGTGCTGGTTCCGGTGATGCCTTCATCGGCATAAATATCCGCCATTTCCCATTCCAAGTTGTTTTGAATGTATTGGGTATAATAATTGACCTGATTCGTATAGCTCTCCTTTTGCTCCTCGGAATCTGTACTGACCCGACAATAGGCAGCGACTTTCTTCTTTTGAATAGATTGAATTCCCTCTACGATGTCCATCGTTTTAATGGGAACGACAACGACTTTTTTTGCGGTTGTGGCTTGTGCCATAGGTGTTTCTCCCTTCGATATCTTCTTTATACGGTCACATGTTATAATGCTTGCGGTACATCATCAAGTCCATTTCTGCCCATGTGATAGCTATTTGAAAGACTTTTTATTCAGCTCATCAATTTCTCTAAACTCTTCTTCTGTAATTACGTTTTGGGCTTTCAATTGTTTTAACAGGCTTAGACTCAGTAGATAATCAATAGATTTTCGTTGCATATGTATGTGCTCCTTTAAAATGGAAATGGCTCACCTCTAAGGCAAGCCAATAGATATAAAACTTAGAATAAATTCTTAAGGCTAATGGTCTTTTCTGTAGTAATACTAGGATCACTTACCAAGGTTGCAGTCAGCGCAAGGGCTTTATTGTTCGCCCCGCTACTGCTTCCTGCTTTTATGGTAACACTATTTCCTGTGCTGGCTGTTATGCTTCCCATTATCGGAGTTGAATCATCTTGATTCCGTAGGCTCCATTCCACTGACTGGTCAAACACTTCCACTCCATGATCATAGATATGACTAACGTATGAGGCGCTTTGGCCTGTTTTGAGGATGGGATTACCGGTAATGGCTATCGAATAGATATGCGTTCCCGTTTCGACGACTCTCAATTCAATGGTACTTCGTACTGTGGGGTGATACGTTAATTTTGCGGTGATACTTGCTTGTCCCAGAGCTATACCCATGACTTGGCCTTGCTGATCTACGCTAATTACACTCGGATCACTAGATATATAGGTAATCGCTGGATTCGCTATCTCATTTCCATTATCCGTAGGAGTCACATTCAACGGTATTGTTTCGTTTAAAGGTACATGAGCTATCGTTCCCTGATTGGTATGTAAAGCATATGTATGAGCAATCTCATATTTCCATCGGTCAGCAATGTTATTTTCCACGTCATCATAAGCTGTATTTATACTATCCAATGTGCAGTTTAACTGGATGATGCCATTCATTGTGCGGTCAATTCCAACTATTTTGAACGGTTGATGAGTCATATAAAATCGTTGACTTAATGTAATGCCCTTCGTATTTGCGTTGTCCTGTAGACTGACCAGGATGTTGCCCTCCGGTATTGAAATAACTTTACCTGTTTCCGTTGAAAATGTTCTGGCATCCACCACAGCATCAAACCATTTTACCTCTCCATTCCAATTCAAAGCTAACCTTTGATTACATTTTCGTATCCTGCCTCGAAAAGACTTTTCATTTCGATCCACCTGACTAGTGATCAGATAGTGTTCATAGCGATAATCCACGATATCTCCTGTATGTAATGGTGTTGCTGCACGGATTATTTTTTCATCAGTGTTTTGAATATTATTTGCCGCATCTCGAATCAGAGCAAGCTGTCTTACACCGTTTATGTGTACAAGCTCGCCTTTCTCTCGCAGGAAGAAATCTATCCATGGTTCTATGCTCCTTGTCATTCCTTCACCTTCAGTCCAAAGTCCGACTTGCAGCGATATAGATACAATTCCACATAATCACTCCATTCCTTGATGTCCAAAATGATAAAGGTGCTCATGCTAATTCGGACATAGCCGTTTAATTGCAACAAGGATTCCAGTGGACAGAAAGCTCGATATGTCGTCTCCAGTGTGTAGCCATCTTCAAATGAAAAGCTTTTACGATAAGGTTGTACATCTGTCATCACTGACAGAACAGGGTTTAAATGAGTAGCATCTAAAATTTCCAGCTTCGTATCATAGAACATTAATCTGTTCCTACCTTGATTTTAGGCAGAGGAAGAGCCAGTCGAATACTTGCCGGAATGCCTGTTTCATAAGTGGCTAAGCGCTCTCCCTCCTTTTTATTTGTTAGGCCAACCGAATCCCTATTTTTATAAAGATACACGGCATAATCGACCATAACATGATGGTATTCCACAGGTAGTGTTGCCACATTGCAATACCCAAGAATATTTCCTCTAGCTTTATTCAAATAGTGGATCAAGATATCGTCTTTAGATATATCTATTGGCTCTATGCCCAGAAGCCGTTTAAGTAAAATCAATGAATCATTCATGTGCTGTCTCCTGTTCCTCCTTTACCTGTGCCTTCTCGGTACGCTTCATATTCTTTTTGGGGTAAATCTTGCTCAGCCTCATCTGGTTTAGGCTCATCCACTTGCTCATAATGCCCACTAGCCTGTAACCGCAGCATTAACTCCTGATCTGTGACTTCCCATGTGCAGCCTGTTTCCTGATTCAAAAACCACATCTTATCACCCTCCAAAAAATGAAAAATAGGGCATCCAAAACGGACACCCTAAACGTGTTTCTTCTATTATAATGTGTTTGCATATGATCCTATTTTCAATTAAGACTTATTGGCCGTGAGTACAGCGAGAGCCTCCGGCTTGATACATTTAGCTCCGAATACCTGCAATCCTTTTACTGCATCCGAAAATTGTTTCTCTGGTCTGAAGGCTTCCACCGAATCCACTTGCCCGGCAAACGAAATCGCACTCTTATGACCTGCGATGATTTTATACTTAGCTCCTCCTGTATTTGGCACATTGTTGGATTTATAAACGGTCATGCTATCAATATCTCCCACATAGCCTGTGCGGATGATATTTGGGTCTTTGGTGAAACGAGCATCCTTCAAAAGCAAGCCATAGTACCATGCAGGAACTACTACAAATCGTTCGCTTTCCGGTACATTATTTTCGTCCAGCAATACACCCAAATCAATCAGCAAATCATAGGCTGTATCTTTTGTAGGAATTATCGGCGTTGCATCGTTACCCATCGTATTCTCAGCTTTGACCTCTGTGTAGAATCCAGCAAGATACTGATCCACTACATTGGCGAGTCCATACGAAGCTTCCACGATTCCACCATCTAGTAGATTTACATTTGCTTGCGCGGCATCGACATCATCGACTTGAAAATTGAAATACTTCGCCTGTTCAATCACCAGCGTCTTTTGCGTAGCATCCAGTTCCTGTGGATTACCGATCCCTGCAACTTTATCATAATTGCCAATCGTTATTGCTCCAATGGAATTAATTTTCACTGTCGAACCTTGACCTTGAATTTCCCCTTCATAATCGGTGTTGACCACATTTCCGTATACGAGATTCTTTTTTAGACTCTCATTTAAACGTGCGCTCCAAATTGTTGGAATAAAATTTTGTACTGACATATCTATTCACCCTATCCTTTTCGTTTATTATTGTTTGTTTTGTAATACTTGTTTGACTTGATCCCAATGCTGATTAATCTCGCTTTGAGACATTCCTTTGATCGAATCCATTGTAAATGTGCTACCTGTTAAACCAGCCGGAGGTGTATAGCCATCTCCTTTGAGTCGTTGCTCGACTTGCTGTTGTATTGCCAGTTGTAACGATTGTTCTAACATACCTAAATTCGCTGTCGTTGCGTCTTCATCTGTACCAATAAAAAAATCCACTAACGGGAGTGGAAGTTTCTTTTCGGATGCAATTTTAATCGCTTGGCTGGTTAACCGTTCACGCTGCTTCTCTAGCTTCATATTCTCCACTTCGGCTCGTAGCTTCTCAACTTCGATTTCTTTCTCATCCTTAGCCGGGAATCGCTTCTTGATCTCAGCATCCACTGCACTTTCCAGATGATTGGCTCTCCACGTTTCCAGCGATTTAGCAGATCGTTTGTCCACGGCGCTATCGAACCAACTTTTTGCTTGCTGATTAGATTGGATATATTGCTCCATCCCCTCTACGCTATACGGACTCAAACCCTGAAGATACGTTTGCCATTCCTCGTTTGTTTGGTTCTCTTCAATCAACTGCTTCACTTGTTCTAAATTCATTTTTTGATAATCTCCTTTATTGCCCATTCGACTACGCAGAACCGAACACGCTTATGTATGTATTGAGCCGTTTAATGTCATGCTCAGGACAGTAATGTAACGCATTAGAAATCACAAAAACGAGGAAAAGGTACAAACATACCAACACCCCACTTTTGCCTATTTTTAACCCTTATTTTATTTGGATTTTTGACAGCCTAAAGCGTAACACTGAACCTGTTGGGATTCGAGCTTTCGAACACGTATATGTATGTTCAATTCGTTTAACGTCATACCTGCTACAATGATGTTACGCATTAGAAACCGTAAAAACGAGAAATAGGTACAAACATACCAACTCCTCATTTTGGGTTGTTTTTCACCCTTAGTTTATTGGGCTTTTTAAACCTCTAAAGCGTAACATCAAGCCTGTTTTTTCCTCATCTGACGCATCCGCAATTTCGTCTTTTCATTCGCATTCTTATCTCCGCATTTCTCACAGTATTTTTGTCGATTCGAATGAGCTGAAATTGTAGCCGCACATTTCTGACAGTTCACCCTCGGTTGCGCTGTTTTAAATTCAGATTCTACATTCCGCTCAGACGTATATTCTCGTTCCAGCTTCTCGTCCATTGGCAACACTCCTTTTTCAAAATATATACAACGGGGCAGATCATCATTTTGACTAAAGAATGCACATGGGCCATCCTGTAAACAGCAATAGTTTGGGATACCATACTTCGCTCCCAAATAACAAGCACAATTATTCTTCACGAGCCGCTTAATCCTATTTTTATTCTGCATCTGATACCTCCTTATCCGTAGCAATTAATCGCTGCTGTTCTGCATGAAATTTATTGAATTCCAGCTTGGGATTCTCTACAAACGGTAACAGTGTTAGCAATGTTTCCTGTGAGACCACTTGCTGCAATTTAACGATCACATCAGCCATCCCCACCAAGTCTGTCGGCAAGTTACGAGTAAACTTCACGGCGATATCCCGATAATCATATTGAACGCCTTCTTTGATATGCAGGAACGTAAAGAAATTTCGTAGACGCTGCTTGATTGCCTTTTCCATCAAAGCTTCCCTCATTGCCACTCGATTCTCCAAATTCAGCAGCTTATTTCTCAGCGCCAAGGAAGACGTATTGCTGGCCCAGTTTTCATTAAAATTAACCTGATCCATCATGTCGAAAATTTTGCGTTCAATGTTATCCAACTCGTTCTTTACAAAAGAATCATTAATCTCCTTCGTAAGCCAACTTACTTTCCCACCAGCCGGAACCTGAATAATGCCCATCTTCTTCATATTCAATAAATCGTCGGCTTCCAACCTGGCATTCTCAATCACTAGGTAGGCATTACGATGATCTGCAATTTCATTGACCAAATCGGAATTCAATGCGTTATAGGCATCAAATAAAGAAATCACATCCTGGAAGCCACTTTTTCTCTCCGTATTGGCTGGACAGGAGATTAGCGGGACTCTTCCAAAGATGTGATTATGTTTACCGATATATTTTAATTCAGGTGATTGATTTTGCTTCATTTGATTGCCTTTATCATCGTTGCCGATAGTATAATGTAGAATTTCATGGTCGGTGTACACGTCCAAATATACTTGCTTATCAAACCGTCTCGTAAATTTATGTAGTCCTAATAGTACATTTCTTTCTGCTGTTCCATCTTCCAACACATAGGCATTCAATGGAGATAATACTGTGGCTGAAAAATGACCATCCGAATCGATATAGTCTAATTCAAAGCTCTCACCAAAGATTTCAGACTGTTTTCGAAGCTGTAGATTATGCTCTTTGTCCCAATGACTCATATGTACATCTATATTATGTATGGTTTCGTCTTGATCCGACTTGGATACATAGTTTACTGGCTTACCGAGCAAATAGCCCACTTCGTTATCTACAAACTTACGTGGAAAGTTGAAAATGAGCTTTTGGTTGCTGCGGCTTTCTTGCATCGCATAGTTCTTGAGAATAGCATGCTGACCATTGTAGTAATCTGAATATTTCTGTTTGGCTAATGCAGCCGATTGGAGTTCATTTAGACACTCAAGAATTAGTTCTACATTTATTTTCATACCTTTGCTTCCTTTCAACATAGAAATGTCATTTTTGCTTGTTAATTTTTGCTTACATAAAAATAAAAGAACCACCTTTAATAAGGTAGTTCCTTATTGCACTATCGTTCTTCGTTAGCTTAGTTTTCCGTAGACCCATTGACGACAAACATGAATTCCGAATGAAAGAGCAACATTTCAAACATCACCTCGTGATATAACTAAACATGAATTCCAAACAAGGAGATGAAAGCATGAGTAAGTTAAAAGGTAAAATCGCTTTAGTAACTGGTGCAAGCCGGGGGATTGGTCGTGGCATTGCGTTACGTCTGGCACAGGAGGGCGCAGTCGTCGCTGTACACTATGGAAAAAGACAAAATGAAGCAGTGGAATTAGTTCATAAGATTGAGCAAAGTGGAGGTGCTGCATTCACGATCGGTGCTGACTTAAGTATCCTTAACGGCATTCATGATTTATTTGCGACATTGGATGAAGCTCTTCGGGAACGTACAGGCGATAATCGGTTTGATATTCTCGTCAATAACGCTGGAATCGGTCAAATTGTAACCATAGAAGAGACGACGGAAGAATCTTTTGACGAAGTCATGAACATCAATGTCAAAGCACCGCTTTTTGTTACCCAGCAAGCTTTGCCGCGTCTGAAAGATGGAGGCCGCATTATCAATATCTCATCGTTTGTTACACGAGTGGCCTCCCCTAGTGTCTTTGCCTACAGCATGTCGAAGGGTGCAGTCGACACACTTACGTACGTCTTGGCTCAGCAACTTGGGAGTCGTAATATTACGGTGAACGCCATCCAGCCTGGCATTATTAATACAGAGATGAATGACGAGACGTTAAAAGATCCCGATGGACAGAAATTTGCCTCTGGTCTTTCAACCTTCAAAAGGTGGGGGCAACCTGAAGATGTTGCAGATATTGCTGCCTTTCTTGCCTCATCGGACAGCCGTTGGGTAACCGGTCAATTGATTGATGCAAGTGGCGGGTCTCATCTGTAAATTATGGGTTCGGGAACCTAGTTGAGGAGTTAGCATTCTGAACCCGCTAATTTACTCTACTATGCTGCCCGTTCCCTCAGTAACGAGGCTGCTGGTTTGTGCCAGCGGCCTTGTTCTGGTTGCTCATTGAGCTCTTGTTCCACATATGTACTATTTGAACTTTTTTATAAAATTTTTTTGGTCCTTTGTAAATATATAGCCACGTTGTTCGTAGAAACTGTGAGCATGTATTCGACTTGCGTGGGATAACAGTTTAATCCCAGAAAATCCATGGCTCTTTCCCCACTGTTCAAGACGCTCAATCAACATGCTACCTACACCTTGATTTCTATACTTTTCTTTTACAACAAATCCCAGCACATTTACTAAAGAGTCAGAAAAAAGCAATTCATATGGGCTCCCATGAATATATCCTATTACCTCGTTGTTTTCTTCACAAACAAAGATCATATCTTTTGTTTTCTTTGTTATGATTTCAATCTTCTCTTTTACTTTTTCTTCAGAAAATATATATAGATCTGGGTTAAAGTCTTGGTTTAACAAATAAATATCATGATAATCAGTTACCTTAATTCCCCGGACATTTTTTTCTTTCATTCTTGAACGCCTCCTATTTTCATCACGAACACCCGAAATAAATGTTAGACGTCTTTGTACATTATGGCAAGCTCTACGCTTGCACTAATCTGTCCACTTGCTTAACGGATTGGATAAAATAAAGATTGAGTTTTAACAGAACCCTCAAAACAACAAACTGCGATCATAAAATTTCAGACTTTTCACAGACTGAATCAATTGAACAGCACCATATAAACTATCTGGCGCGTCATCATATTGGCAGTTTCGGTTATAATCCTTTATCTGGTTATTATATCGAATGTTATCTGCATTGAACAGAATATGACCCTTCTTCACTTCCGGCTCCAAGCTAATAATGCGTTCATGCTTCTGCCCCTTGGAATGGACACTTTGTACAGGTGTATGTATCTTCGCTTTCCATAGCTCTTCTTCAAACTTTTGCTTCATATAGCTTTATGCCTGATTGACTTCAAAACCAAGCTTATCTACAGGGAAAAGCTTTAATTTTTCAATAGCAACTTGAAACAAATCATCCGGCAGCAGTTTATAGATGTTACCGTCAATGACATACATCTGCTTCGTCCTTCGGTGCTGACCAATAATTGAAATAGCCGAATAGTCGTTTTTCTTCCCTGCTTTAATGGCTGGATCAATGTACATGGCAAGTTCCATCTCCTCAAACTCAGGCAACCTGTCCCAGTACATGAGATTCTGAAATATGTATTCGTCTGTTGAACGCGGATCATTTTGTAACTCTTTATAAAATGACTTTTCACCCATGGCTTGCTTCTTGCACATCAAATAATAATAGTCCAAATACTCGCTCCATAGGATTTTCGTACCCTTCAGCATTTCCTCCTCATTCGCCATAAAAAAAGACAAGGCCGTATTGATCCTGTCTTCATCCTGCAAATTATTATATTGTCGTTCCCACTCTGACCATAGATCATCTCGTTCTGAAAACTGAAGCACGGCTGCTTTGCGAACACTTCGCACACCTGGAATTTTACCTTTGAGCAGATCAGCCATGATATCTTCTTCGTTTAGAATCGTTCCACAGATCAGAATATTGGTATCCCTTGTGCCAATAGGCAAGATGACATCCGTAAATGTATTTTTAATTTGTTCTCGTTTGGCTTCAGATCGTGCGGTATCTTCCTTAAGCAAATCATCCATTAATACCAGCGTAGGGCGATGATGCTTATAGTGAATACCTCTCAGACTACCGTCAATCCCACGAATCATAATGCAGGAATCCAGTCCACCTTTACTCTTGAGCCAAATTTCATTGTTGTTCCAGCGGCTCCCTTTACGAATCCCAAAATCCTCAATCAGCATCTGATTTGTTTCTAGCTCATCTTTGATCATGTCCAAGAAGGGCAATGTAAATTGTGATTTATCATATAAAGTTGCATACAGCGGAAATAAAAAAGAACTGATCGTTGACTTTCCATGCTCCCTTGGGAGTCCGAAAGCTGTAATCAGTCCTGTATTCGCAAGCATATGTCTTAATTCCGAAAATAACTCTTTGTGAAACTGTCCAAACGCTCGATCAAAGTATTTAGGAAAATAGGCTAAAGCAAAAAATTCAATGTCCATCTCACCAATAAGCTTTCTTAATTCGGAGAAAGAGAACGTTTCAATTAGTTGTTTCATTTTCGGTGGTTTAAAATGCTTCTCCATATACTGCTTAAGTAGCTCAGCTTGGCGTTGCTCTTCTTGCTTTATCGTTTCAATAGGTACGGCTCCTTTCTCATATTCACTATGAAATCATCACAAAAATTTCTGCACCCTTTGCTGACGGCTCTGTTTTTGCATATAGAAGCCCCCCTCCCAACCACGACAAAAAGAGTGGCTTTTCACCACTCGATATTTGCCAAGGCTAGTTCCATATCCTGCTGTGTCGTCAGCGTATAGATATTGGTTGTCGCTACGTGGTCATGTCCAAGAATTTGCTGGATGGTCGTTAATGGAGTCGTTTTTACCAACTTATAGCCAAGTGTATGTCTGAGCATATGGGGTGTGACCTTCACATTGATCCGATCCCCGTATTTGTTTAGAATTAGGTTAATCGCATTCCGTTCCAAAGCTCCACGCTGGCCAATACAGAGATATTCTGATTCCACTTGTGGCCTGATTTCAAGATATCGGGTAATGGCTTTTCGTACATCCTTATTCAATGGTATGGTGCGAAAGGAGTTCCCTTTACCGAATACCTTCAATAATCCTTTGCGTTCACTTATTTCAATATCTTTCAGCTTGATACCAACCAATTCGCTTACCCGTATCCCTGTTCCCAGCAACAATTCAATCATACAGATATGTGGCCGATTGCCCATACGGTGAATTTCATTCCGCAGCTTCCACAAATCCTTCTCCGCCAACCCTTTGTATTGCCGAACGACCTTGTTTCTGACCGCTTCGATATGTATTTCTTCCTTTATATAGTCTTGCTGATGCATCCACTGTGCGAATACATTGATACTGGCAATCTTGCGGTTGATGGTCAGTATCGCTTGGTTGGTGCTTTGCAGATATTTCTTGTATTCTACGCCATCCAGTTCAATCCACTTGTCCAGTCCATATTCTGTTTTCCTTTGATACCAGACTATAAACTGTAATACATCCCTAATATAGCAGGAAACCGTGTTCTTGCTTCGATCCTTGCTCCGTAAATGTACTTCAAACCCTTGAATATACTCCATATTCGCCCCACCCTTCGTTTGTGTGTCACATCATACCGTTGATGTGGGAGAAAGTCCACTCTATACATAACTTATCTTATGCACTGAGTTTGGGCAATTTACAGGCTAATTCAGGGCTGAAATGGGCGTTTATCTATACAAATACTGACGGCATAACGTTATGGCTGCGAATCATCCGACTCCATATATCCCTCCTCAACCTCTACCGATTCCTCAATAGCTTCATAGTCGACATCCACTACATCCGCTTCAATCATATCCAGAAATAGCTGCTTCCGTTCCTGTTCCAGTGCCTTCGTATTGACTACCAATTCACGGCGATCATTCCACTCATTAGGTGCACGGTTCTTTAAGTAGAAGATCATCGCTGTCGGATTGGGGGGCTGATATCGTTTTACCTTTTCGATACGTGTCTTCTTTTTTCCATTTTTGTCCTCTTCAACTATTGTACGAATTTCTTCATATTCATATCCAGTCGCAGCTTTCAAAAGTGAATTTTCCACGTGTGAGATAGGGACAGATCTGCTCCATTTGACTAGTTCAGCCAGCATCGGATGTTTATCAATGTACTCGTACCAAGTCGTCTTACCTATATCGAGTTTCCTGATGATGTCCTCTGCATTCATTCCTTCTTCAAACCATTGCTGAATCTCCGCTAATCTAGGATATACATGTGTTTCCCACTTGGTTGGACGTTCCAATGCTTCAGCAAATTTGGGATGCTTTCTACGATAGTCACCTAATGTCCAAATATGAATATTTAATCGTTTCGCAATCTCCTCATCTGTAGCTCCCTCACGCACCCAAACGGGAATATCCTTCAGTCTTGGCACAACGAATTGATCATATTTGGTTAGTATCTTAGGCTTGTTTCTTTTGGGATTGTTATTGTTCTTGCTCATTCTGCTCACCTCCATCACAAAAAAAGGGAACAGCCAACTATCGACCATTCCCCATATGTATTCCAGCTTATCCTTCTAACTCAGCCTCGTAAAACAATTCGATATCCTCAATTACCTTTTGAATCAACTCGTTATCCTCCCGAGCTTCCTCAGCCCCCAGCACGTTCACCTTTTCGGCTTGCATCCCCTTCAGGAATCGAATCACCATATTCACTTTTACCTTACCCAATTGAATCACCCTTTCGGTTTAGTCAGCACATGATACCTCTAACCTCGCCGACTCAGCAACTACTTCCTGGTAGCTATACCGCTTACCATCTCGAACCAAATATACACTGCTATCGCTACCAACATGGGCAATATATCGCTTCACAATCACATCTACATATTTAGAGTCAAGCTCACTTGTATAACAAATCCGATCCGTTTCCTCACAAGCAATCAACGTTGAACCTGAACCACCAAATGGATCAAACACGATATCACCAAGCTTACTGGAATTTTTAATTGGGTAGCTAATCAACGGAATCGGCTTCATGGTTGGATGAAACTCATTCCGGAAGGGACGATCAAATTGCCATAGTGTTGTTTGCTTCCGATCACTATTCCAGTAGTGTCCACCTGTTGGCTTCCAACCGTATAATACGGGTTCGTGCATCCAGTGATAATCACTTCTGCCCATTACCATCGCTTGCTTAGCCCATATGCAACACTGGGCCAGTTTGAATCCAGCTTCAATAAATGCCTTTCTAAAATTTAAACCTTCACTATCGGCGTGGAATACATAGATACTTGCTCCATCATCAGCTACTTCATACATCCGAGTATAGGCAGCCAATAGAAAATCATAAAATTGGTCGTCATCCATCTTATCGTTCTCAATTTTCAATGCATCCTTGGTCTTACCTGTATAGTCCACATTGTATGGTGGATCAGTTACAATAAGCTGAGCCTTCTTACCATCCATTAACGTTTCAATATCCTGCGGATTGGTCGAGTCACCGCATATGACCCTATGCTTACCAAGTAGCCAAATGTCACCTTTACGAGTGATCAGATGTTCAGGTAATGCTTCCTCTAAATCAAAATCATCTTCCTCATCCACAGATTCTTCGTGTAATGTATCCAGCAACTTCTCACACTCACTCATATCAAATCCAGTTAAAGAAAGATCATAATCAGCCAGCTTTAATTCTTCCAGTTCCTGCGCCAACAATTCAAAATTCCAATCTGCATACTCAGCCGTTTTGTTATCAGCTATTCTAAAAGCTTTGACCTGTTCTGGTGTTAAATCATCAACCAGTATTGTTGGGACTTCCTTTAGTCCGAGCTTCTTGGCTGCTAACAGTCGTGTATGTCCTGCTATGATTTCATGATTGCTGTCAATTAGAATGGGATTTTTAAATCCATAACTCTGAATACTCGTTACTACATAATCTACAGCTTTCTCATTATTTCTGGCGTTTTTTATGTAAGGAATTAACGTTTCTACGTTTACGAATTTGATTTCCAATCCACTTGATCCCCCTTTCTACCTTCATTTTTAAAAAGACTGCAATCCAAATCCAGATGCAAAACACAACAACTGCTGTGACAACTCGTGATATTTCTACACTTATTGCTTGTAACATTAATAGCATTCATATTTCTCCTCTCTAAATGAAAAGGAACCCTAGCCAATAGCCAGAATTCCCGTGTAGCCTAATTTGTAATTGTAAATCTGCTCATTGTGTCACGTGACACATTTCAACCTTTGAAGGTTCAAGCCTCCAACTCATATGGTTTAAAATTTTGAAAATATCAGCTTACATTCAGCAAGATTAATTTCAACCTGTAAATCAAAAATTTTAAATTAAGCAACATTCCATGGACTGACCCCAGTTCCCCCTATATATAGAAAAGTAGGATCACGTCAATCCATCATGTTCAAAAAAATAAAATGAAGACAGCCAACTATTGTTGGATGGCTACGGAAAGAAATAATTTGTTTACAAATTTTTGTTGACGGTTTCTTTTGATCTTAACGTTTGTACCAAATAAGGGGAAACTCTCTCACCATCTCGATAAAAACCACTTCGCTACGCTTCGTAATCGGTATTCATCGACCTGCCGCCGTTTCCCCTCTTGCCTTCGGCAATTCACCCTTTTGCGGCTCATTTTGGACACTTTATTTGCAAATTTATCATAAGAGGAAGAAATCTTCCCTTAATATTAGGGAGAAAATCTTCCTTTCGGACTACTACAATAGTTTACGATAATGCTCGCTAACTACATGATCGGTAAATGCATCTTGATCCACTAGCATAAATAACCAATATTTTCGTCCAACTTTTGAGGTTCTTTCATATAGCAATATATTATGATTCTTTAACTCACTCAAAATGAATTGCTTTCTATTTCCCTTCCAATTGTCTCTAAACCACTGATACAGTGCTTTTCCACCTATAGCCTTAGCGGTAAGCTTGATATTCTTCTTGCCCACCATGAGCTTAACCATTTCGATCATTTTCTTGGAACAAGCTTTCTTAAATCGAAGTTCATTATGTAGTTGATGCATATGGACTCGTTCATCCGGCAATCTAAATTCCTTTTGTATCAGCGTTAACCATTCTGTCCGTTTCGAGTACATCACAATATCCACTTCTTCGGGTAAATTTACATTGCGTAGGGATGTTCTATGAATAATTTGCGAGAGATTAGCCAGCACATCTTCTATATATAGTTTTTGTATTCTCTCATCCGTAAACCAGTTTCCTTTATTTCGATTCTCATTTAAGGATATATCGATGTCTACACCATACATGGCTACCGCAATTTCCCGATAATGCCTAGGAGGGCGAATGGGAACACCAAACAAGGCCATCGCATTAAAGCTAGAAAAATCATTATTACCTACCACATTGAAAAGATGTTTCCTCATATCATCATC